ATGTTGAGCCTAGACAAACTGATTTACTAGAATTTTTATCCTATTTATCATTCTTAAAAACTGGTGAATATTTAGAAATGATGTTTGAGCCGATTAGCTTAATTGGTGCAGATTTATCAAATGACCAAGATTTGAGTATAGCAGAACGAAGAGAATTAAAAGGATATACAACTGACGAAGCTGCAACAAAACCACAAGCGCAAGCTGTTAATGATGCTATTAATGCATTAAGTCCATTGGTTGCAAATAAAGTTTTAGAATCAATGAGTCAAGACGAAATTAGAGCGTTGGCTTCATTACCACCTAAAAATGCAATGACTAATATTGATGGAACTCCAGTAATAGATGTTAATGGAATGCCAGTTGCTGCAACTAATAGCGGTACAACAAACGATAATCTAAAAGGATTGAGTGCTGCTGATAATGCTGATATGTACCGTATAGTTAGAGATTACACTAAAGGCAAAATTAATGAACATTTAGCAGTAACTAGATTAACCGCTTACGGAATTGACGAAATACAAGCTAAAAAAATATTAGGGATTGAAGCAACTCAAACTATTTTATCAAAGGTTAAAAATTTATTTAGTTCAAATGAAAAAGATAAATTCTTAATGCACTTAGAACAAAACGCTATAATAGAAGACCCTAGTACATATACAGTAATTAAAAGAGAGCGTGTAAGAAATTCAAACGAAGCGTTAAAATACGAACGTCAAATAATGAAGTTTGCCGATGCTTTATTGATTACCATACAAGAACTAGACAGCGCTGTTTTAAATGCTTTAAAAGGCAATCCTAGCATGTCTATTAATGAATTAGTGGATATTACTCAAACGGACTTTTATAAAGTTGAAAAATCAATAGCACGATTAATTGAAAAAGGGCTTTTAGAAGATACAACAAAAGGTTTTAAACCAACTGAAAAAGCTACTGAAAAAAAAACTGAGCCGATAGTTAGTGATGAAATTTATACGCTTTATACTTATAGATTAAATGAGGGTGTAAGCTATGAGGGAAAGCCTAACCAAATTAGCGAAAGTTTATTAAGCACTTCGCATGACTTTTGTAAAAAAGTAATAGGTAAACAAAACCTTAAAAATATGGGTTGGGAATTTGAAACTATTGACGGTTGGAAAAATGACTTTGGTGATAACGCATGGGACTATCGTGGTGGATTTACTAATAAAGGTAGTTTTATAGATAGCACTTGTAACCATTCATGGTATGCAGAAACTCGTGTAAGAAAAAAAGAAAAAAAATAAACAATGGCTGACGTTTTATTTATACAAGAGGATTACTTTAAAAAACTCGCTGGAGTTGACGGTAACGTAGATTGGAAAAAATTAGAAAGTACTGTTATAATGGTACAAGATATTTATATTCAAAAAATATTAGGCACACAATTATATAACGATTTAAAAACTAAAATAATTGCTAACCCTAGTTTGTCAAGCTATCCAAATGAGAAAGCATTAATAAACGATTATATTGCTAAAGCACTTTGTTGGTATGTTAAAATGGAAGCGTCACCCGACTTTAAATTTGCTTACCAAAATAAAGGCATACAAGTAAAGAGCAGTGACAATTCAAGTTCAGCAGATATTGCAGACGTTAAATATTTAATGGATAAATGGAGAATACATGCTGAAAGATACGCTCAATTAGTTACTGATTATTTAATTGAAAACTCAGCAACGTTTCCAAAATATTTAGAGACAAGTAATACAGGCATGAATCCAACGGTACGCAATTACACTAACGGTGTGGCAATGCGTGGTGACTTAGATTTTGGTTTTGAAGAGTTCAACCGTTTTAATTATTGGAGAAGAGATAAAGACTAAATGATAACTTTAAATCAGGACATAGAATTATTTAAAAACTTTGCTTTAAAACACAAAGGCATAAACTCATTTTACTTTGGGGACGAATCGGAAGCGGATACGAATGTAGAAATTGTTTATCCGTTTATGAATGTTATTTTACAAGGTAGCAGCGTTACTGACAATGTAGTTTCTCGCAAATACATGATTGTAATTAGTGATTTAGTTAACAAGGATATAAGCAATATTAATCAAGTGCTAAGTGATACTGAAAGGTTATGCTATGATGTACCTAGTTACCTTAGACAAGTTCGTAATAGCGGTTATTTAGGTGCTTTTAAATTTGATGCTAATATTGCTTTAACTGATTTTACTGAGCGCAACGACGACGATGTAAGCGGACACTATTTTGATTTAACAATTAGCTCAGCGGTTGGAAACGATGGTTGCAATTTACCTATTACAAGCGGTAATATTTTAGACAATAATTATATTTATGTAGGTGGCACAATTAATCAAATAGTTGGTAATTTTCAAGTTGACATAAAAGACCAAAACGGTAACACTTTACAAACATTTACAACTTCGGGAACTTATACAGTCGAAGTATTACAACAAATTATAGATACAATAAACAGCAATACATCAACCGTAATAGACCCTTTATAAATGGCAAACGTAGATATACAATTAGGTTACAAAGACAGTACATGGTTTACTAATAATGCAACGCTTGTATTAAAGGTAGGGCAAACTGTTCACTTAGAACAAACAGGAACGTATAAGATTGGTGACGGTACAACTCAATTAAGTGCTTTATTATTTTTAGGAAGTACAGGGGCTGCTACTTATACAAGTACTTTAAAACACATAGTTAAAGCTGGACTATCAATTAATAAAGGACAAGCGGTTTATGTTAGTTCTGCTGACGGTACTAATATGATTGTTAGTAAAGCATCAAATGTAAGTGAATCGACAAGCTCAAAAACAATGGGCTTATTAGAAACTACTTTGTCAACTAACGGGCAAGGCTATGTTATTACTGAAGGCTTATTAGCTGGTTTAAATACAAATAGTGCAAACGTTGGCGACCCAGTATGGCTAGGTGTTGACGGTGACTTAATTTATGGCTTAGCAAATAAACCTTATGCACCCGCTCATTTAGTTTTTGTTGGAATAGTAACAAGGAAAAATACTAATAACGGAGAAATATTTGTTAAACCACAAAATGGTTTTGAATTAAAAGAAATACACGATATTGATTTGATTAGTAACACTCCTAAAAACAACGATGTTTTAACTTATAATAGTACATCTAGTTTATGGGAAAACAAACAAAGTAACTATTTACAAATTGTATCAAAAGATATTACTGATAGCACTGCTTTAACAGGAACTACTGCCATTACTTTAATGAAATCTATTTTAATACCTGCTAACACTTATGCAACTGGTGATGTAGTTAAAATATTAAATAGAGCAGTTAGGAATACAGCAACGGGAACGGCTAATAATTATTATTACATTAATACAACTAATAGCTTAACGGGTGCAACACTTATTGGCGGTCAATCATCAGCATCTATATTTTTTGCAATGGAGCGTAGTTTATATATTAAGTCTGCAACCAATAGCGAAACTTTATTAGCGGCAAGCAGCTCTTCAGGAAGCGAAGCCATTACAAGTGCATTAGGTGCATCAAACTTAAATATTAACTGGACTGTTAATCAATATGTGATTGCAGCTTTTCAAAATGCAGCGGTTGGTAATAGTACTGTTATGAGTTCACTTATAATTCAAAAATACTAATGGAAAATTTAATTAAAATAAATAACACGATCACCTGGCGAGATATTCAAAACGCTAAAATAATTGACGTTCAAAAATTAGACGAACTTGCTTTGAATTTAACCTTAGCAGAATATAACACTTACTATTTTGACTATCCCAATACAAGCGTGAATGATGTAAACTATAAAACAATAGATGAATTAATAACTATACTAAAAGAAAAATAAAACAATGGCACAAGAAATAAACGATACAATGATTAACCGTATGGGCGGTTTAAATGGAAGTAAAACAATAACAGGAACGTCTGCAAATACAGCTTTAAATTTCTCACAAATTTACGTTCGTGAAGCAACTGTAATAGGTACGTTAACAGGTACTGATTTAACAACTGGCGCAACTTCTAATTTATTAACTACATTAGGAATTTCAGCTGTTAGTTTGGTTGCTGGCGAATTACATGTAGTACCTTACGGAACTAAATTAAGCGCAATTACTTTAACAAGTGGCTCAGTAATATTATACTAATATGATAATAGGTAACGCAATTAGTGTTTGCGACTTAAGGAAAAAAGGAAGCGTTCCAACGGATGCCGATGCTCAAGCGTTTATCACTGCAACGGGTATAACAGGCACAAATGCAACTGCAACAAATCAATTAGTAGTTGACTTAAAAGCGGCTAACATTTGGACTAAAATGAAAGCGGTTTATCCACTCGTAGGCGGAAGTGCAACAACTCATAAATTCAATTTATTAAATCCTGCCGATACTAATGGAGCATTTAGATTAGTCTTTGCTGGCGGTGTTACTCATTCAAGTACAGGTGTTTTATTTGGCGGTGTTAATGGCTGGGCAGATACTTTTATGAATATGTCAACTAATTTTACTGCTTACGATATTCACTTATCCGCTAACATAAATAGCGACTGGGTTGGTACATTAGAGCAAGGACATATAGGTGCAATGACATCTACATCTGTAAACAATAGATTAAGCGCTCCAACTTCAATAACTGAAAATTCTTATTTTCCTAGAAGTAGTCCAGCTATAAGTAAAGCAGTTACATCAACTACTCATAAAGGCTTTTGGTGTGGTAGTAGAACTGCTAATAATGTGCATAATTTTATAGGACCAAATGGTGTTATAAATTCAGAAACTAGCATTGTTACTGGTTCACAAGCTAACGTAACAATGGGTTTAGGATGCCGCAGAGGTACAACAAATGACTTTTATAGTGGTTTTGGATATTCTTTTTTTTCGGCTGGTAATGGTTTAACAACAACTGAGTTAACTGCTCTTAAAACGGCTGTAAATAACTTTCAAACAACTTTAGGACGTTTATAATATGATAACTTTAAAAGATATAACAAAAGAGCAATACGACTTATATGTAGGTCTATTAACAGTAGAGCAAAAAAATAGTTTGTTATTACAAGAGTTCGCTCCTGATAGCTATTTTAACCCTATCCAAGACTTGAATGATAATTGGATTATCTCAGTAGAAGAAATGGTTAACTGTGTAAACAAAGACTTTTTGTGGGTTAAGCAACTACCGTTAATTATTTACGAACCAAAACCAAGCCCATTTGAATAACTATGAAAGAACTAGGAACATTAGAAAATAAAATAAAATTAATAACATTTGCAGCTGGTTTAATGTCGATGTACTTTGCAATCAAATCAGATATAAGAGAACTTTATACCGAGAAACGTTATGAGGTTGAACATTTGCAATATCAAATTGAAGAGATAAAAGCCGATTGTTGCGATGAAAAAAGCAAAGAAAAAACTAAAATAGTTTACAAAGAACAGGCGGCTGTTTTACCGAATGAAACTAAAATAGA